GCAGATATCAGAAATCATTTCGATGCAGTACGAAGCAGGTGGTTACAACCCGTTAGAAGTAAGAGGCCGACATAACGATATTGCCAGTTATTTCAACCAAGAGATAAAGCCCTCCGACATTGAAGGTGCCGGGGCTATCGACATTAACTTCGGTGTGCGTATGCCACAGGACGAGCCGCAGCTTGTAACGATGGCGCAGATGATGAGGGAAGGCGCGAAGCCACTTGCACCGGATGAATGGATTTGGGAGAATGTCTTACAGATCAACGACGTTGACCAGTTCCGAAACGCGATTTCCGCACAGCAGGCACAGGTAACTGAGCCGAAGGCGTTGCTGCTTACGCTTATCGAGGGACTCATGCAAACAGGTGAGCAGGAAAAAGCCTTGATTTATGTAGACCTTCTGCGAAAAACATTGAAGCAAGACCAGCAAGAAGAAGCTGCTCAAGACTTGCAGTTCCAGCAGTTACTTAATTCTGTAGGCATGACTCCTCCACAGGCGGGGCAGGGTGCTGGCCCACAGCCTCAAGTTCCAAATCCAGGCGGTACAGGAAGAAGTCCTATGGACGTATCAGGTGGAATAATATCTTCACAGATGCAGGGCTTCCAGCGAACAGGCGATCCTCAACAGGCTCCACCGGGAACACCGGGAGGAGCAGGACCAAGAGTTAATCCTCTAGGAAGTATTTAGTAATGCCTTATTATCGAGTTGATTCAACAGTCCCTGCATATGCAAATCGGTTTGGTTTAACTGATAAGTATGTTTACGCAAATTCTCCAAGCGAAGCAAGGAGAACGGCTCTTGCTCTTATTGGGCCAAATCTCCCGGCAGCAGCCCTTGCTTTATCCCCTGTCTCTGGAATCGAAGTTATGGAAGGGCTTGTACAGCCTCTTACAAGACAGTCTACGGGGCAGCAGGTAACTGCTGTCGATCCAACTGGATACATACCATCCGAATTTGAAGAAGGACTTGGTGAGTCTGGTTTTACAGGGACTGATCCTTCAAAGTTTATGGAAGGTTTTTATCGTGGTGGTGGAGCAACAGGGAATGTTCCGGCAAGTCAAAATTTACCGGGGCTTACTGGATCAGATATTCCGGGGTTTAATCTTCCGTACAGAGGTACAGGGCAAGCTGCTGGAGGGGGATTTACAAATTTTGCTAACGGGCTAGACGGATTTAATCTGCCGTACAGGGGTACGGGTACAGGAGTGACAGAACGAGTAGATGAATATGATCCCCTTGGTGGAGGGTCAAGTGATTACTCAATAGGGTACGATCCGTACACCTATGGAGAGACTTATACTCCTCCTTCTCCTAAAGCTGTAATTCCTGCTTATGACCCTCTTGGAGCAGCAGGAGGGTCATTAGGAATTGATCCTGAAGCTAGAGGAATAGATATAGACGAGTTAGACAGGCAAGAAGCGGAAAGAGCAGCGCGTGAAGCACGAGAGAAATTAGCAAAAGAGCGAAGAGAAAACCAAGCAAAACAAGATGCGCTTCTAACTGGTCCAGTGCGCTCATGGGATGCCAAGCTTGGAGATATAACTATCAACCCTGACGGTACTGTAAACCTGCCTGTTGATATGTGGAGAAATGCATATAGTGGAAGAGATGCTGAAAGGGATGGTAGGGGTGGTACGGGCAGGCAGACAGACCAAACTATAGGTAAAGAGCAAATAGAAGATGCAATACGAAGATTAGCAGAACTAGGTGGGGGAGATACCCTGAACCGTTCTGTTAGGAATATGTTGCAACAAGGAAGAAATTATTACGCTAATACGCCACGGGGTAATAACACTTGGGATAGAAATATTGAAGGCGGGTTGATACCAGAAGCGGATAGAAAAAGGGCGGGACAAAAATCGTTTTTGAATGATAGTGCTTGGGAAGCTACATGGGGCGATATTGCAGGTGGAGTGTTAGAGCCGAAAGTAGCAGACATAGAATCCCAGATACCGGACGCATGGGCAAACAATCCTGCTGGCTTCAACTCTTACAATAAAGAACAACAAGACACTATTATTAAAGAAGGTTTAAGTAGCCACAAAGAAGTTGAGGATTTCTATACTGCAAAAGCAATGCAGTATGACCCTTCAGGTGGTGGTGAGACTGATGCTTGGATGTTTGGTGGACCACCTCCTCCACCTGCACCTCCAGCAACTGCTCCTCCAGCAACTGCTCCTCCGGGCGGTGCTGCTCCTGCTGCTCCTGCTGCTCCTGCTGCTCCGGGCGCAGATGATGACTATTACTATGGAGAGACTTTTGCAGGCGACCCTAAACAGTTTGATTTTGCAGCAGGCGCAATGCAGGGATTTCCTCCCCCATCCGCAGCACCTGCACCCGCAGCAGGCACAGTAGGCGTTCCAGCGTTTTCCAGTCAAGATTTAATCAATGACCCTCAAGGATTTTTAACAGCAGCAGGTCAGCGATTAGCCCTTAAAAATGTGTTTGGTGAACCAGCAACAGGTGTTGGTCCTTTAGCCAGTTACTTACAACGTCAAACTTACCCTCTGACTGATGCGTACAGGGCCGGAGGTTTTGCGAATATAGCAAGGGAACAGGCAGGCGAAGTCGCTCCTCAAACTACATTTGAAGACTTCCTTACAACAGTACGAGATCAGCCAACAGGATTGGGTGGTGCTTACGGTCAAGCCTTGCAGAATGTAGATTACCTGAGAGGACTTGGAGGTAGTCAGGTTCCAACAGCCTTAGCTGGAGTGTTCAACCCAGAACAAGCAGCAAATACACGAGATGCTAGGGCTTTGCTTGAAGCAGCCCAAAGAGGGAAATACTCTGGTCTTGTAAGCAGGTCTTTCCGTCGCCCAACCGAAGGAGATCTCTTTGCTGATTATGTTCTTGCAAGACAGGATGCAACAGCAGGAGGGCAGGCACCGCAGAACTTCCTTAACTTTGCAGCTTCGAGGTACGGACTCTAATGGCAATCAATCCTACTTTCGCAGGATTCCTTGAAGAAGAACCTCGTGCTGCTTTCTTTGGGACGCTCGGGCAAAAAGGCATGATGGATACGTCTGCACGTAAAAAGCAGGCACAGGACATTTATTCAGGGGCAATGTCAGATTTTTACGGGAAGCTTGGAGAACAAATACTTGGGGGGGGAGAGCCAACGATGACGTTCACAGACTTCCTCCAGGACTTCCCGTTTACCGAACGATTCGCACAGCTAGGAAGGCAGTACAGCCAGCAAAGCAGATTCAGTCCTAAAACCCGGTTCCTGTATTACTAATGACAACTGAATCCTTTCCCCAGTTCACTAATAGAGTTGAGCAAGCCCCTCCGACTACTCAAAGCCAAATAGCTAGGCTTGTATTTGAAGCAAAGCAGGGTGGTCGCAGGGCAGCAGTTGCGCGCATGGCATTACGCTCTATCCCCGGCGGGACAGAGGCGTTGATAGCGTCAACCCAACCTGGTCCACTCCCTGCGCCTCCAAGAGTATCTGTTCCTCCGCCTGCTCCTCTACCTACTCCTTTGCCTGCTCCTCTGCCTGCACCGCCTGCTCCTCCGCCTGTAGTTTCTCCACCTGCTGCACCTCCGTCTGATCCTAGCTTATTTGACCAGACACTTGGTCGTGGCATTGGAGCAGTAGGCCGTGGTGTATTAGGCGTGGGTCGTTTTGTGCAGCCAGCAGCAATGCCTGTTCTTGAAAACCTTGGGAAAGCTATAGAAACAGGTGTGGGTACTACCGTATCAACAGTTGGTGCGCTTACCCCCGGAGACTTTATGGGTCTTGAAAGTAATCTGGCTGAAGAAAGGGCGAAGCGTGGAATTAAGACAATCCTCCCAAGCCACCTGCAAGGTAGTCCATTGTTTACTCTTGAAAATCTTATAAGAGGAAACGCAGCACAGGAACTTCAGGCACAGGCAGCAGCATGGCGCGCAACAGATATGCCTTCAACTACGTGGAACGCACTTCCGGGTCAGGGCATACCTCTTCCCGGCGGTAAACGACTGGACGAAATAGATGTTGGAGTTAAGGGAGCATTTGAACTTCTACCTGAACTTGGCATAGGTATAGCAACGGGTGGTGGCTCTGCTGCTGGAAGTCTTGCTAGAAGGACAGCTACGAGCGCAGCGAATGTTCTTGGTGCAGACATAGCTGCTCTTGGTGCAAAGGGCGCACTAGGTGCTGGAAGGGCTGCTACAAAAGGAGTGAAGGCTGTGATTCCGTCAGGATCTGCTGTAAAGCAGGCTGACGCTGCTATTGATGTTGCTGCTGATGTTGAACCTAGACAGCTAAGTTTTCAATTTATTGATGATCCTGATATAAGCCCTGTTACTGGCAAGCCTACTGTTGTAGATGAGGTGTTTGAAGTAAACGAAACAAAGGCAGTAGAACTTCCTGAAGGTTATGCCCCAGGGCTTATCGAAGATCTTATTCCGAAAATAGTTTCACCTGATGTTATTAGAAGAGCCGTTGAAAAATCTAAAGCAATTCTCAAGGCAGTGGGGATAAAAAACGAGCAACTTAATCCTAGCACCCTGCCGGGGATGGCTGTAAGCGCAACAATAAAAGCTGCTGCGCCACGAATAGGTAGTACGGCAAACAGGTTAGCTAATGATATTCGTGGGAAGCTTCGCGAGTTAGATGCTGGAGACAACAGCATATTTGTTTTTGATGATGCCGATACAGGGCTTAGGATTGAAAACCTTCAGGGTGTACCAGAAGGAATAAACCCTCGCACTGATAAATTTTATGAAGCCCGTCCAACTGTAGCCGACCTTGCTCAAGACTACGGAGCATATAAGAAATTCCTAAATCCTAAACAGCAAGAAGCAATGGATTATTTGCGTGTAAGAGCAGAAGGTCTAACTGCTGATATGGATGCCTTTGGCCTTGATTTGCCCTATAAAGCGCAACTTGGCGAAGGAGGCTTCTTTATTTCTCGTGGCCCAACACGACAAGAAGTTGAAGTCTTTGCAAGAGGAGATAGAAAAAGACTAACAAAAGAGTCCTTTGAAAAAGAAAGGGCAATCGATGAATCGACAGGCAAGCCATTTACTCAAGCTGAATTGATTAATAAGGGAGAAGAGTATCTGCCTGTATGGGATGAGATGGGTCAATGGTCAACAGAAATTTATGAATCTATTCTTGATGCACAGGTTGGTAAGTTCCTTCGTAATTATGTGGACCCGGTAACTGGCGAGAGAATTGCTCTAACTACAAGAGAGTTAGGAGATATTAAACTTGTAACTGAAGCGCAAGCAATTCGTGCAAAAATATCTTCTGTTAGAAGAAGGTTGGAATTACAACAAGTACGGCTTACAACAAAGCAGCAAGAATATGTTCGGTCATCTAAAGCATTTGATGCTTATACGAATAAGTTATCAAAATTGACGGCTAAGTTAGAAGAAGCTACTACCGTTGCGGGAGTTCAGAAGATTGTTCGGCAGCTTAATAATGAAGCAAAGAACGCAGTAGATAAAGCTGAAGAAGTTTTAAAGACAAAACAAGGTAGATTACAGATTGCAAAAATGCACTCTGCTGATTTACAAGATCATGTAGAGAGTCTTGTAAAGTTTGAATCTACTCAGAAGCAGTTACTTGCAAATGCAGCGCAACGTCTGGAATCTATGCAACTTGCAGGAGTATCGACTCCAGAAATAATAAGTGCTGCACTAAGAGAAGTCAGGGATGCTGAGAATTTTGTGCAGCGATCAAAGGGGTTGCGAGAAAGAGCAGAGGGATTCTTAGCCACTGCGCGTAAGCGGGAGGATGCTGCTGACGCAGCAGCAGGCGCAGCGGAGGTTGATGTAAGACTTACAAGAAGAGATTTAGAAGAAGCAGAAAATCTAACAAACGCGGAGATTGCGCTTAGAAAAGCCAGAGCAGAAGTCACTAAGTTTAGAGTGCAAGTAAATACCCGTAGGCGCGAAATGGAAAGGGCAGTAGGAAGGTCTGAAACAGCAAGGCGTAGGATTGCCGAATCTGAGCGGAAGATAATAAACCTTGAGCGAGAACTAAATGACTTAGAACCCAGGATTGCCAAAAATATAAAAAAGGCAAAAGAAGGAAGAAGACTTTCTGGAGATACGGAATTTAGAAGCATAGATAATAAAGTTTGGCTAAACACTGATGACCTTGAAACGATCAGACGTACACGACTAGGAATGAAGCCTACAACAGGTAAGGGGGCATTATTAATTGGTCCTCTTAGTACCTACCAGAGTATAAGAAGAGCAATAGGTGCAACATTAGATGACTCTGCTGTCAGTATTCAGGGTAAGTTGGCGCAGTTTGCCCACCCCCGCGAGTTTGCTACTGCCTGGAAAGATCATCTTCAGTCATTGATCGGTAAGCCCGGACGCAAAGGCACGAAGTTGCAGCGTGAGTCAATGGCAGACAACATCAGGAAATTTGACAAAGAGTCTCAGGCTGCTGGCGCGCCAAGTTCTCACGAAATAATTGACCGCATGGGCATTAGGCATGGTGGAGTAGACACAGAAGTTACTCTTCGTGCAGAAGGTGTTACTGGTCAGTTAGGAAAACTTCCTCTAATTCGTAGGGCTAACGAAGCCTTCGGTGCCTTCGGTGACATTCTGCGACTTAGGGTTGCCCGTACAGAGATCATGGAATACATGAGGATGTCTGGGAAGACATTTGATGAACTTGTTGCAGATGGAACAGCGCGCAAAATTGGAAATAGCGTAAACGGTATTACTGGCTGGACTCCAAATGGAGTAGCAGGCATATTTGGTGACATGCTTTTGTTTGCACCAAGATTCTTTAGGGCAAGAATCGAAACTCTACATCGTGCAATAAAAGGCATGGACACTGACTTTATGATAGACGCTCTTCCGTTTGACAGGCAGATTAGACGGAACCTAAACATCAACCATGGTATTAGGAAAGGTATTGACGCAGACCAGTTGATTGCACGTAGGGCTGTAATGAAATTGATATCAACGGGGACGCTTATTACAGTTGCAGCAAACGAAGTTCTGGGCCAGGAAACAGATTTTCAGCTAATGAGAAATGGCAGAATGAATCCAAACTTTATGTCTGTCAGGCTAACAAAGCTTGGTGCGCCTAGAGACTGGAACATCTTTGGTCCTTATAAATCAATGGCTGCACTGCTGTTAGCGTCAGGCGGTGCTGGCTGGGAGAAAGAACCTCAGAAGGCATTAGATGCGTGGCTCAATTTGTCCTCTCCAATCGCTGGAGATTTATTTGAGTTTATGAATTTCAAACAATATGGCGAGTCCCGATTTGGCGAAACTCTTCCTGAGTACATAGCAGAAAGTCACATCCCGTTTGCGCTTCAAGAAGTGCCAAACATTATCAAGGAAACTTCAGTAGGTAATCCGAAAGACGCTTTTGGTGGTGGGCTTTCAATAGGTCTTGAAATTCTCGGTGAGCAAAGCAGTCCTCTTTCCCGGTCAGATATTTTGCAGGATCACGTAGGAGGCTTGTTTAGGTCAGGGATGGTTTCTGCTGAAACCTACGATGACCTTGAACCTTACGAAAAGAACGATGTCAAAGACTCGCTTGTTGCAGAACTAGAAAAGTTTGAGATCGAGAGTGCTACCACTGGTAAACCTTTCAGACGGTTCTTTGCAACAGTTGACATTATCAATCGTCGAAGAGATTCTCAGCTTCAAGAAGCTATGTTCTTTTTCTACGCAGGGCAACGCAGCGACGGTGGTGAATATACCAAGCGTGATTTTATAGATGATTATTTCGACATTATTGATGATGCCCGAGAACGTAAAGAACAGGTAGAAGAAACTCTTAATATTGAGTGGAAAGATAAAGTCATAGCCGATGACGATCTTGAAGCGCAGGCACTTGAAGCTTGGCACGAGGCTCCTTCTAAATCATTAACAGCAGCAGGCAGTTACTTGCCAGATAAATTAAAGATGTTGCGGGACAAAGTTCTAAGAGATTTCCCTGGACAAACTGATTACATTGTTCGCAACACAAACGATACTCCTTTACCTCAAGGATTTTTAGAAGCGTTAGAACAAGCAGGATTGAAATCTACGGTAGACAGGATCAAAAAGTCTGATGCTGCTCGTCAAGCGAGAGGTGCGCCACAAAGAACTGTTGTTCCTTCTGAGGCATTGATTCCAGCAGAGCAGCCATCAGGAATACAGCAACCAGTTGGGCAACCAGCAGTTGAGGATGCCCCTGAATCAGTCTTACGCACAAGGCAATTACTTGCCCCGTAATAACGCTGTATCGTATTATTTAAAAACCTAAACACTAAGTGTGCCATCTAGCGGTGTCATATTTTGGAGACAAGCATGGTTACTGAGACAAACGATCTAGGAACAGAATCTACGGTAGAAGTTACCGAAACACCGTTGAAAGTTGACGAGAGCGTAGAAACGCCTGCACCAGCAGAAACGCCTGCGCCAGAACCCGTTGACGATTTAACGGAAACGGATGACTCATCTATTGAGGTTCCTCCTGCTCCTGAGCCTCAAGCCAACACTGAAACAGAATTAGAATCTACACCTGCGCCTAATCCAGAGTTAAGCAAGTATCAATCTGCTACCGATAAACGAATAGCAGAGATGGAAACGCAACTAGGAAATGAAAGAGCAGCGCGCCAAAGGGCCGAGCAGATTCAGAACTCTTCTAATTTAGAGACTGAAGTAAATGCGTACTACCAGAAAAACTTCCAACAACTTACAGATCAAGGGTTGGATGAAGTAACTGCAACGCAAATAGCTCAACAGCAAACTGCTTTTGCAAAAGAAGCGTTTCTTGCTAAACAGCAGGCAGATCAGGTTCTTAGTAATTCTCAGCAAATGCAGACCGAGTTAAATACTCGGACTCAACTTGCTAAAGCATATGAATTAGCAACTCAATATGGAGTTGCATATGCGGAGTTACAAGACTTACCTGACCCTGTAACTATGGAAAAACATGCAAAGGCTTTGTCAACAATTAAAAAGTTGGAAAGCAGAGTACAACAAGTTACTCCAGCCCAAAGTTTGAGCAATGCAAACCCGGCATCAGATGTGGCACCTACTAATTCTGAAGAAGTTTTAGATAGATATAACGCAGGTGATTCTGCGATAAGTACAGAAATGGCTCGCGCTGCTTCTCAGAAGCTAGGGCTTACCATTTTCGGCTGAGGTATAAATAATAATGGCAGTACAAACTTCCGGTACTGGCAATCTGCAAAACATGAGTCGAATCATGCTTGCATCAGCCAGGTATACCGAAGAGCATAATGCCCCGATGGTTGGACTTATTGAAAAGTTCAATCTCAAGAAGGGCGAGTACCAACTGACAATCCCCAAGGTCGCACAGATGACCGCTGAGGATCTGGCAGAGGGTCAAGACATGATTGACAGCGAAGACATTGATGTTTCAACTGTCACCGCTACTACCGCTGAAGTTGGCCTG